TTTTTATATGAGGGTGTGAACTAATGGCAGTATTTACAGCAATAGCGGCAGTTATAACAGGTGCAATATCAGGTGCAGGCTTTGCGGCGGCATTTGCGGCGGCAGGAACACTCACAGGACTAGGTATTGCAACATCGCTGGTAGCGGCTGGCTTAGGTATAGCCACAGCAAGAGCTCTAGCACCAAGCATGGGCGGTGCTTTACAACAACAAAAAGATCCAGGCGTAAAAGTTCAATTAGCACCCAGCACAGACAACAGAATACCTGTGTTTTATGGTAAAATTACCACAGGAGCAATCGCCGTTGATGCTGAAATCAAGAACCAAAACAACACAATGGTGTATGTAATGGTTATTGGAGAAGAAACAGATTCAGGTAGTTATACAGTAAGCAAAATATACAGAGGTGATGCTGTTCTCAACTTTGGCAGTGCTGGTAGCAGTCACATAGTACAAAGCATCACAGACCCTAACGCAACAAGTAGCACAGATGTTGCAGGCAAAATACGTTGTAGAGTGTATGCAGGTGGTACAGCCGCAGGTAATCAAGTATTTCCTACCACAGGTATAGCACAACCTGCCACAACTCTGATCAGCACAATTGATGGTACTACAAATTATGATGGCCTGGTGTATGCTGTTATGGAAATAGATTATGACCCTGAAAATGGTCTCACAGGTTTAGGACAAATATCTTTTGAAATAGAAAATTCACTCAAAGAGCCCAGCAATGTGTTGTTAGATTATCTGCAAAATAGTCGTTATGGTGCAGGACTCAGTAGCAGTGATTTAGATTTGACTTCTTTCAATGACATGTATGATTATTCTACAGCACAAGTAGATTACATCACAACTGGTAATGTCACAACAACACATGATAGATGGCAAATTGATGGTATGATCAGCACATACAATCCTGTGAAAGACAACATTGATTCAATTTGTGCTCAAAGCAGTACATTCTTTACATATGATCCAAAGGGCGGTAAGTTCCGAGTAGTCCCCAATAGGGCCGCCACAACAGCAGAAAAGAGTGCCGCATTTGTGTTTGACAATGACAACATACTGAGCAGTATAACAATATCAAGTACAGAATTGTATTCACTGTACAACAGCATTGAAGCAGAATTTCCACAAGTTAACCAAAAAGACCAAACCAGTGCTGTGGTAGTAAGCACACCAACTGCTGATAGAAACCCAAATGAACCAGACAATCCACTTAACACTAGATTCAATTTGGTTAATGATGCACCTAGAGCTCACAACTTGGCAAACATTGATTTACGTCAAAGCAGAATTAGCAAAGTTATTGAATTTGAAGCAGACTACAGTGCTATACAAGTAGACGTAGGTGATGTTGTAAAAGTCACAGAACCAACATATGGTTTCAATGCTAAATTGTTCCGTGTTATGCGTGTAACAGAATTAGAAAGTGTTGAAGGCATGTTGAGTGTGAAAGTGAGTGCGTTAGAATATAATGATACTGTATATGATCACAATGTTATACAAAGTCTCAGTGGTGCAGGTGCTAGTGGTATACCAGGTTACTACATTGATTGGGGTAATGCCACAATAGATTTAGGCAACGTGATATTTGTAGGCGATGGTGATGGCAATGCTGATGTTATTGATCCAGATGATGGCAGTCTGCTAGATCAATTACCACCAGATCTATTGCCTATTGCACTAGGACCTTTTGGACCTATCACAGGACCTTGGTTGGGATTCAATTTCCAAATACCTCCTGGTTTATACTATGATCAACTGCAATTAGAAGTAACACCTCAAAATGCTGGTACAACAGGAAATGTACACCCCACAGTGTACACATTTACACCTCCAATTGGCACAGGCACATTCAGTGCAAACAATGCACCACTTATATCAATACCAATGACCGGTTATGGTAACAATGCACTAACCTTTGCAAACGTAGAAAGCATAACTGCAAGTATTCGAGGCAAAGACAGTATAACAGGTGTTGCAAGTAAAAGCAACACAACTGCAAACATCAATGTTGTGCCAAAAGACTTTGTGCCATTACAAAATATGGCAACATTCACATCGGGTGCATTGATTGAAGATGATCCACCAAACAACACATCAGTGGTAAGTGGTACAACATTTAACAATGTTATAACACCAGCAATTTATGATATTGAAGGTTCTGACATAGGTGATTATTCATTTACTGCTGTGGGCAATTTAGGTGGTACAATTGGTGGTACACCATTTGATGTAGGTTGGACTGCTAACACCACAGTGCAATTTGCAAATGCCACTGCAAATATAAATGTCACAACACCAATGGGCGGTGTTGAATTGATCAACGCACAAGACTTTACGCCACAGTTGGTTGCAACAGGTATATTCACAACAGATGCAACAGCAATAGGTGGTGTTGCAAATGACATGACTGCTAGACTAGTACAAGTAGAAGTAAAAGGTTATACCACTGTTGGTACCAGTGTACCAGCACCCAGAGGGTTTGGTAACATGAAATACGAAATTGTACATATCACAAAAGGCAAGAAGTAATGAAACATCCATATAGAATAATTTACAATTCAGTCACAGGCAAAATAGAACAGTGTAGACGTATAAGTGATGCCATGCTCACAGCACAATTGGCAGTAGCACCTAATTTGGCCAGCATTGATGACCAAGTTGACAATGTTAATCTATACAGAATAAATGTTGACACACAGGCAATTGAAAGTGTAACACCACCTGCTGTAGATTACACACAATGGATGCGTGAAAGACGCAGTAAATTATTAACCAGCAGTGATTGGACACAAGGTGCAGATTCACCATTAAGTGATAGTAAAAAAGCAGAATGGCAGACGTATAGACAAGCATTACGTGACTTACCAGACAGTTATACTGATGGTATAAGCAACAGAGATGATGTAGTGTGGCCAACTAGACCGGAGTAGAAATGAGTAGAAGATTTGGCTTTACAAGAAAAACACCTTTAGGCACTGCTACAGCAGTACCATTTCCGTCATTTGAATTTGTTACACAAACAGATAATGGAGATGGCACACATGACTTGAGTGCAAATACTTCATTGACCACAGAACCAACAATGCGGTTAGAAGCAAATGTAAGCAGTAACTTCTTTCTTTCTAATGGTTTCAAAGACATGGTTTTTGACAGTTCCGGTAACAGTAACACTGTGAGCTATGCAACATTCACAGATAGATTAAGTCTGGTGTACAATATAAGTGACAGCAATACTTCTACTATCTATGCAACCAGCAACACATTCACAAATGGTAACATCAATGTATTTGATCTAGATCCTGTTAGTGGTAGTGCAACAAATGAAGGTTTATTAACAATTACAACTAAATTGCCTGCAAATGCAAACATACACTACGATATCACTAACACTACCGGCACTGTCAAACCCAGTTATGGCACAACAAGAACAGATTCAAATGGTAACGCACTTGTAGAAGCATATCTCATATCCGAAGAGGCTAATTTCACTGTAGATTTCAATTTTTTAGATCAAGGCAATGTGTTTATTGCAAACACACCCAATTTTCAGTATGATCACAGTGCGGCAAATATATTTTACAGCATATATGATTATGCAGACGTTACAGAAACCAGTATCAATGCATCACCTACCAGTACACAATACAACACTGGTAGTGCAGAACCTAAATTTGTTGAATCACAATCATTTGACATCATTGCAAATGGTGCATGTTTAGATCAAACAGGAAATGTTTGGTTTTGTGGTGAAGATTCAACAGAAGGCGGGCCTTATAAATTTGTACCTGCAACATCAGGCAGTGTTGCAACAGGTTTGTATGCCAGTAACACAGGTTTTGCACCTAACATATCAAATAGAGTGGCACGTTTTGCAACACTAGTGTGCGATAAGAAAGGCAGAATCAATATGATACCTGCATTGCCAGAAGAACCAGGACTAACAGGTACTTTAAGTGCAAATGTTGTGTGTCAATACACACCAGATCAAAGTTCACCTCCTGGTTCACCAGGTATAACCACAGGTGGCAACATTATTCCTCACTATGGTGTAACAGGCACATTGGTAAATTCATTATTAATAGCAAGTTGGCAAAAAGGTGGACTTGCACTGAACGGCAACATTTATTGTGCGCCTTTCCAAAGCAATGCAATACTGAAAATAGACCCAGATAATTTAAGTACACCACAATACATAACACCTGTTGGCAGTGACACATTTGAAACACAAGATGCCGGTGGCAATGTTATAGGTTCTTACATGGAAATGACCACTATGCCAGACGGTAACATGTATGCACTGGGTTATGAAAGTGATGACATGATCAAATT